TGTTGCAACATTTTCAAAACGTAAAAAAATGAGTAGCGGAGGATTAGTATAATGCCAAGAGGAACTTGTTGGAAAGGTTACGAACAAAAAGGTATGAAGAAAAAAGGAAATAGATTAGTTCCTAATTGCGTAGCTGCTGGTAAGAAAAGGAAGAAAAAATAATGGCTGATATTTCATTAAGAGGACACGGTCGAGTTATGATGGCATCAGGTGGTAGAACTCCTGCATGGCAACGTAAAGAAGGTAAAAATCCAGCGGGTGGATTAAATAGAAAAGGTATTGCATCTTATAGAGCCGCAAATCCTGGTTCTAAATTATCTATGGCAGTAACTACTAAACCAAGTAAATTAAAAAAAGGATCAAAAGCAGCTAATAGAAGAAAATCTTTCTGCGCGCGCATGAGCGGGATGAAGAAAAGATTAACCTCTGCAAAAACTGCAAGAGACCCAAATTCAAGAATTAATAAATCTCTACGTAAGTGGAATTGTTAATATAACTAACAAAAGGAGAAGAAGATGGAAGATGTAGACGTAGCAAGTAAATTACAAAAATACATGAAAACTCAACTAACTAATTTGACCACAATGGTCACTTCTGGTGGGGTTGACAATATGGCCGATTACAAGTATATACTTGGACAAATTCGTACATACGAATTTTTATTACAGGAAATCTCTAACCTGCTAAACAAAAAGGAGCTTAAGGAAAATGAGCAAGGAAACGTTATCAAACTCGACTGAAATACCTAAAACAGTTCTAGGTTTAGAAGAAAAATATCAAGAAGAAAATAAAAAAATTGAAGATAAAACTATAAGAGCAGAAAATATATCTGAATCTTTAGTTGATAGTTTACCAAACCCAACAGGTTGGAGATTATTAGTATTACCATTTACACCTAAAGATAAAACAAAAGGTGGAATTATTATTGCACAAGAATCATTAGACAAATTAAGAATAGCTACAAACTGTGGTTATGTTTTAAAAATTGGACCATTAGCGTATCACGATAAAGAAAGATACCCAACAGGTCCATGGTGTAAAAAAGGAGATTGGGTAATTTTTGCTCGCTATGCGGGTTCAAGATTACCAATTGAAGGTGGAGAAGTGCGACTACTAAACGATGACGAAGTACTTGGGACTATTAAAAATCCTGAAGATGTTCTTCATCATATTTAAACATAGGAGGCACTATGCCAATGGAAGATAAGAAAAAAGAACCGATGATAGACGTAGGCGAGGAAGAAGGCGCTGAAGTTACATTGGACAACAACGAGCAGACGAAAGCCGTTGCAGAAGAGAAAAAGGAAGAGAAGATTGAAGTTGTACAAGAGGAAGAAAAACCTGTTGTAGAAGCAAAGGTTGAAAAACCTGTAGAGAAAAAAGATGAGTTAGAGGAGTATAGCGAAGGCGTTAAAAAACGTATTGCTAAACTAACTCAAAAAATGCGAGAAGCTGAAAGACAAAGAGAAGAAGCAGTATCTTATGCTCAATCTGTAAAAAGAGAAAAAGATCAAATTGAATCTAGAATATTAAAAACAGATGAAAGATATGTATCTGAATTTGAAACTAGAGTTAATTCTAGTTTAGCGAATGCTAAAATAGCTCTTAAAGCAGCAATCGATAATCAAGATGTAGATGGTCAAGTTAATGCACAGCAACAAATTGCTGAATTAACTATGGAAGCTGTAAGATTAAGAAGTATGAAAGCGGCTCAAGAAGACTACTCTGCAGCTAAACAAAAAGAAGTTACAATCACACCACAACAAACTGCACAAACTGCACGAGTAGATCCTAAAGCAGAAGATTGGGCAGCTAGAAATAATTGGTTTGGTCAAGACTCCGCAATGACTTACACTGCGTTTGATCTACATAAAAAACTTGTAGAAGAAGAAGGTATAGATCCAAAAAGTGATGAATATTATGAGGAAATTGATAAGAGAATAAGACTTGAATTTCCCCACAAATTTGCTACAAAGGATACAACTACAACTACGGAAAGAGCAAAACCTGCTCAAACTGTAGCTTCGGCTAATCGTCCTAGCCAATCAGGACGCAAAAAAACTGTGAGACTCACACCATCACAAGTAGCAATTGCTAAAAGATTAGGTGTGCCACTTGAAGAATATGCGAAACATTTAACCACGAAGGAGGTATAGGCATATGGTAAACGAAAAAAATACAATTAAGACTTCCCGTGCGAGCGAAACTAGGACTAAAACAGATAGACCTAAAGTTTGGACTCCACCATCATCTCTGGATGCACCACCTGCGCCAGACGGATTTAGACATAGATGGATAAGAGCCGAAAGTGCTGGCTTCGATGATACGAAGAACATTTCAGGCAAATTGAGATCTGGTTGGGAATTTGTTAGATCGGATGAATATCCGGATTCTAATTACCCAGCAGTCAAAGACGGAAAATACGCAGGAGTCATTGGAGTTGGCGGCCTATTGCTGGCTAGGATACCCGAAGAGATCGCAAAATCTCGCGAAGAGTACTTTGCAAAAAGAACTCAAGACCGAGAAGAAGCTATTGCAAACGATCCTTTTAAGGAACAGCATCCAAGTATGCCCATCAGCAAAGATAGGCAGACTCGTGTAACTTTTGGTGGCTCAAAGAAAAACTAATTATTTAGTAATTCCTAACCACAAAGTTTAAAATAAACTTAAGGAGAAAATAAATATGGCAAACTCAACAGCTGCTTACGGTTTTAGACCGCTAGGCAAACTTGGTGGGAACCCAGCTGCAGGCGGACAAGATCAATATGTGATCGCGGACAACTACAGCTCGTCTATTTTCCAAGGAGACATTGTTAAACTTAATGCAACAGGCGGAGTTATCGTAGTAGATACTTCAGCCCTGTCTAGTGTATTAGGTGTATTCAATGGTTGCTTGATAGAATCGGACCCATCAACTAAAAAACCAAAGTTCGTTAATTTTTACTCACAAACGAATATCACTCAAGGTGAAATTCAGGCGTTTGTAATAACGGACCCAAATCAACTCTATCTCGTTAAATCTACAGGAACTGCTCTAGGAACAACTGCGGTTGGAACTAGCTTTGATCAAGTGTATGCTGCAGGTAATACCAACAATGGTATTTCAGGTGCTTACCTTAATTTAGCTACTTCATCTACGGCTGCTAATGGACAAGTGACTGTGGTGAATACTTCACCATTCATAGGTAACGAGGAAGCTGTAACAAATGAAGATTTCATTGTTAGAGTTTCGAAGAGTCATCAATTACTATAACAGGAGAATATAAACTATGGCTATCTCAAGATCACAACTAGTTAAAGAACTAGAACCAGGTTTAAACGCACTGTTTGGACTTGAATATAAACGTTATGACAGCGAGCATGAAGAAATCTTCATTAAAGAAACATCTGACAGAGCTTTTGAAGAAGAAGTTATGTTATCAGGTTTCGGCAACGCTGCCATCAAAGCGGAAGGATCTGGTGTCAACTACGATCAGGCACAAGAAACTTTCACTGCTAGATATACGCACAACACTATAGCTCTTGCATTCGCGATCACTGAAGAAGCGATCGAGGATAACTTGTATGACAGACTAGCGTCTAGATATACAAAAGCATTAGCTAGATCAATGGCGAATACAAAGCAGGTAACTGCGGCTAACGTATTGAATAATGGATTCAGCACTAACTTTTTAGGTGGTGACGGATCTCCTTTATTCTCTACGACTCACGCTACAATCTCTGGAACATTTAGAAACACGCTTGCAACACAAGCTGATTTAAATGAAACATCTTTAGAGCAGTCTTTAATTGACATCGCTGCTTTCACAGATGAAAGAGGTTTAAAAATTGCAGCTCAAGGAATGAAATTAATCATCCCTTCTGAACAGCAATTTACTGCAGACAGATTAATGTCTTCTGCTGGTAGAGTTGGAACAGCTGACAATGATATCAATGCAATCAAAAACAAAGGAATGATTCCACAAGGTTATGTTGTGAACCATTTCTTAACTGACTCTGATGCATTCTTTATCATTACAGATGTACCAAATGGCTTAAAGTATTTCGAAAGATCTCCTATCAGAACATCGATGGAAGGTGATTTCGAAACTGGTAACGTTAGATACAAAGCTAGAGAAAGATACAGCTTCGGCTTTTCTGACCCTAGAGGTGCTTTCGGTTCATCAGGATCTGCTTAATATTTAAGCATTTTTTATTTAATGGGGTGGGTTTATCTCACCCCATTAATATGTTATAAAGAAAGAATTATGACAAAATTGTTTCAAGTAAAGATCAGAGCCTATGGACATATGGCTGATTTTAACATTGAAGCAGAAGACAGTGCAGAAAGTATAGAAAAAGCTATCCTTGACAAAGTAGGACAAAATGGGGTAT